TGGGACTGATTGTCCCATTGCTAACATCTGCTTCGCCTTGTCCATAGTTTCACATAAAAGATGCTCGTAATCATTACCGTCCAAGCCACAAATCTTCTCTAAAGTTCCTACAAGAGAATTATCGTGGCACTCAGCACACTTGGCATAAAGATCCTCAAAGTTTTGAGCATCTAAACTGCCATATAACAAAGGCTTGAAAGATCCCTGTTTGAAACATGCGTAACCTCCTTCAATGAAGAATGTCACAGTGTCCAGAACAGCGGATACTAGATCAAAAGCCGATGCGTGCTTCTTTTCAGCGGTCAGGTTGAAGAGCTGCATTCCACCAATATTGAAATTGATGGAGCTAGCTTCACAAAGACCGAGTGCAAGACACAAGCTAATAACATGGGAAATCTTGGAGAATCCCTCGTTTTTAACAACCAAATGCCAATTGGTGTGCATGCTCTTAAGAGCATTCAGCCAGGCTGGTGTGTCATCTCGTACGCTGAAAGAGCCAGTTTGCGGATTAAACGTCCCTCCGAACATAGTAGCAAGATTGTCCATCAACAAAAGTGACAGACTTCTCTCGCGACAATGTGTCTTGAGGTACGCAAAGCAACAAGCTAAAAAGCTCGTTGTAGTCACGCAATCTTTGGCGGTAAGGAAAAACAAAAGTAAATCCTCAATGCGCGAATAAAGTGTCTCATGGAGATCGATCTTGACGACCTCTCCTAGAGCCTTGCGCACAGAGCCCAAAACATTACCGAGTGGATCGGTGTCTGTTTTAGTCTCAGCTGCCTTAGGTTCCTTTGCAGGTTCCGTAGCAGATTGTGGATTAAACTTGGGCGGGATAATGGGTACAGGTTTCTTAGAGTCTTTACGCCCGCGAGAATTCCGAAGAAATTTCTTGCGATTGGCGTTTTTGACATCCAATTCACCTGACTGGGGTGCGAGTAACTCCGTATGTCCAACATTACGGAATCGAGTCCAAAATGAGTAAACACAGTACTCTAGAGTGGTAAAGAATAGTGCAAGGAATGCGCATATCAAAACCAACTCCAAGAGCGCTGCTTCACTCTCGTTCATCCTCCATAGACCACAGTTTGTGGTGGGGTGAGCCTTTGGCATACTCACATCACCGAAAGTACGATATCCCGTATCGACTAGCCATAAAGTAAACTTCATAGTACTTTCAGTTAAAAGTGGGCAGTCTCCTGCAACACTTTCAAACGAATCCTCTGATCCGTGAGTTTCCACTAGAGTCGCTCTTACGTCTTACAGTCCCGTGAAGGACTAAGGTTTTTGAATACCCCAAACAATGCGTTTCGATTAACAAAAGCTTTCATTCACGTTCATAACTCATTCCATATTCCGGTAGCAAAGTGGTAGTCCTCAGGTGCCAACCCTCGTACTCACTAATTCTGCGTGTCCGCCGGGGAACGGACCAAAGAAACAATGTTTTAACTGGCTATTACACCTCGTGCCCATGCTAGTAGGGCCATTGCATCACCGATTACTCCATCAAAACTTATTTAGCAATGACATAAATCAGATGAACAAGTCATCAAGTGAAACAGGTCAGAATTATCAATTCATGACCGATTTCCAGCTGGGTCCAGCTTAACGGTGCTCATAAGAGCAAACAATTCAAACAATCCACGGGGCAAGTGGATCTAGTTGTTACCGACAAAAATTGCCCAATGTATCACATAAAGTGACACGTTAGAATCATAAATCTTGGTTGTGATTCAAATCAACCTCACATAGTTCTCACGCTGCAGTTATCGAAATAGAGCTGCAGTGCTCAGTGAAAATCTACGGTTTTATAGTCTTAGTACTGACTTTCCGGATAAACCGGGGGTGACTGCTGGTTTAACACAG